TTGCAGCTATTCCGGCAACTAATCCCACTCCGGGTATTGCAAAGGTTTTCGCTAAAGTAGAAGCCGCAACCGCAGCCGCACCCATTTGTTGTAATAAGCCTCCTAAAACGCCTAAAATTGCACCGGCTAAAGCCCCCATCATGTTTTTTCCTTCAACTATTGCACTAGCTAATGCCATTCCCATGGTTTGCGCTATTTGCCCAAAATTTATTTCAAAAGCAACTTTTAAATTTTCGGTTCCTTTTTTTATCGTTTCAAAATACGATAGCGCTTGCGTTGTGCTTTCTTTAAGCGCGTTTGTGTCTATTCTTAATCCAAATTTATTGACATCAAAAAGCCCCTTAAACAATTCATCACGCTTGCGTTGCGCTTCTTCGCCGTTTATTACCTCTACATTTTCAATTTGTAGCCTAGGAGTTATAACCGTTGCCGCTGATTTGCTTTTTTCAGGTGCATTTGGCATTAAAATAGTTTTGTAATCTAAGCCGTTTCCTCCCTTTTGACCAATAGCAGAGGCCGCTGCATTTGCCGTTGCCGCTGCATCTACAATCTTTTTGCTTTCTTCAATAGCCAACCTTCCGGCAATAGACAAAGGAGCGGCTATACCGCTTAATGAGGTTTTTATTTGCTCCCAAGTGCTTAAACTAGGCGCAATTTTATTTGCAGCAACTAAAAAGGCAACACCCAAAGCCGTAACCGCTGCCGCTGCCGCAATAAATGGATTTGCCAATAAAGCGGTATTAACAGAAACAATTGCAACTCTCAAACCCGCCAAACCTTTAGCCATTAAACCAATAACAATAAGCAGAGGCCCAATGGCCGCAGCAATTCCAGCAATAACAACTATTGTTTTTTTTCCTTCTGGACTTAGATTTTTGAAACCTTTTAAAATGCTGTTTAATTTAGTTACAACCTTAGTAAATAAAGGTAAAATTACCTCGCCAAATAACGCGCCCAATTCCTTCATGCTTTCTTGAAAAACTCGCATTTGGTTTGCGGCCCCATCTGAAGTTCTTGCAAAATCGCCAATTGCATTTTCAGATTTAGCCATTACAAAGGCGTAACGCAATTGTACCTTCTCGGCTTGCGTAAAAGATTTTATGTTTTTTAATGTACCTTGTTCAAGTGCAAACTGCGCTAAATTGGCTTCGGTCATTACAATACCAAGGCGCTTTAAACTTTCGGTTTCGCCGGTAAACACGCCGTTAAGCGCGGTTGTAACTTCTTCTATATTCATGTTCTTAAAAGAAGCTAAATCACCAGCCAATCCCACTAAAGAAGTAGATAATTGAGAAGCCTCGGAAGTGCTGGCCCCCATTGACGTAGCCATATCGCCAAACAATGCCGCCATGTCTAGGGCCGTACCCTCGGCAATACCAAAACTTTCCAAAGTTGTTTTAGCAAAATCCCGAACCTCATTAGAAGAACCTTTAAAGGCTACATCAACTTTATTAAGGCTTTCTTGAAAATCGGAAGCCATTTTAATTGCAGCGCCACCAGCCAATATAATTGGAGCCGTTACAAAAAGGCTCATTGATTTACCTATTTTAGTAGCTGAATCGCCAAAAGATTTTAATTTCTTTTCAGCGGCGTTTAATGAAGCGCTTAATTTAGTAGCGTCACCGGTTAATATTACCTTTAATTCATTTGATGCCATATCTAAAAATATATTTTACAAAAATAACCAAAAAAACACAATTTAAAAAAGTAGCTTATTTACTTTAGCCTCAAAAGCCTCTTTTTGCTCTTTTGTGCTTTGCGGTTCTTTGTTTGTTTTGCTCATTGAATCTTGCGGCAAAGGAAACAATTGATCGGGCCGCTTTGCATCGCCTTTTTTAGTTATGTTGGTGTTGTGAATCCACGATGCTAAATACCGCGTCATTTCCCAATTCAAATTTGTTTTTATGATATAACTTTCGCCCAACAAAGCGTTTTCTTTCCATGTTTGGCCCCAAAATTTATGTGGTTCTATGCCAGCTTGTCCAATATAGAAATCCAATAAGGTGTTCCAATCAATTGGGCTTAGGCTTTTTTTGGTTTTAACGCCCCTTTTGGATCCGCACCCCTTAAACCGCCGTTTAAATCATTGCCTAATATACGGCTTTGTGCAAGCGCGTTTGTAATATTTGTGAAATCTTCGGTTGTTAATTCATCACACCACGCCCCCACTTTATAGACATTGTAATCAATTGAATTTCCTTCTTCTTGGTCATACGCTAATATTCCGGCGTACACTAAGGCTCTTAATGTATTGAAATTCATTTCGGCGCTAAATACTTTGTCAATTTGGCCTATTGAAATGCCTAATTCATCTGTAAAAGCAGCCCAAAAATTCATTGAAAAGTGCATTGTTCTTTGTTTGCCGCCTAATTTAATAGCGAAAAAACCCCTTTGTTTGTTTACCATTTTTCCTTTTTTTAAAATTTAACCAAAAAAAAGGCAGCCTTTATGACCGCCTTTCATATTATTATTATTGTCAATTATGCATTTGCAGATTTTACAATCGCGCCTGTAAGAGTTATTGAACCAGAATAAGAAACGGTGCTTTCCATTTCTGCGCTTTGTTCTACTGAAGAAATATAACCTTCAGCGGTATAAATAGCATCACCAGTTGTCGAAGTTCCGAAAACACACGTTACAACGGTTCTGTTTATAATATAGTCAATTAATTCAATTGCGCTTGCTGCATCTGAATAATCAACAAGCCCCTCAAAAGAAATCTCGCCGCTTCTAAGTCCTGATATAACTTCAGAAAATCCATTGCTATCTTTTGTGGTTGCATCTGGTAAATCGTGTGAAATTGTAAGAGAACATGAAGTTGTATGTCCTATTGTGTCACCTTCTACTTTCAAAAGTAAGTTGGTTCCATTAAATACTCCGGTAGTAGCCATATTTTTAATTTAAAGATTTATTTTTTGTAAAGATAATATATTTTTTTCTTATTAATTAAAGCCTAATGTTATAACATTTATAAAAGCGATTTTAAGGTCAGAAGTAGTCATTTTTTTTATTTATTTAGCAAGCAATCTCATTGTAAAGCGTTGTTACCTCGCTTGGTGATATTGCCTTATTGAAGATGCGTACTTGGTCTATTGAGCCGTTGTATGGAGCATAATTATTGCCTACTGTTCCAATAACAGTATAAGGTGTTCCAACTTTAGCTGAAGCTGGCAATGTATAACTTCCTTTAAAACTTTCATCTACATAAAGACTACCAGTGTTTGTAGATTGATTAATTATAGCAACAATATGATGCCAGTTATTATCATTAAATGTTTCTGTGGTACCAAAATTCGAGGCAGTTCCTCCATAAGAAGTACTTAAGTATAATTTTCCATCTCCACTATATTGTATAATTAAATTGTAGTTATTAGTAAAAGTAAAAACCTCATCACTAAAAATATATCCTAATCCCGCAGAACTTTTAGCCCATAAAGAAACACTTGTATTTACTTTAGGTGTAAAAAAAGTATTTAATCCCGATAATGTAATTTTAGCACTCCCATTAAAAGACCCAGCATCTCCAAATTTACCAGTTACATAAGTTACACTTGTTGCCGTTCCGTTATAGTTTCCGCTTAAATCCGTAGCATCTCCATTTAGTCTATAAGTTGCTATACAAGAAGTATCTCCTAATATTTGTAAGGTGTCGGTAGTACAAGCCACCCCACCAGTATTTATTAATCTTTTTCCAAACATTTATTAAATATTAAAGGTTGGTAAATCATAAGTAAGAACCGCTTTCTTTGTAGTTAAAGCCTTTATCTCTGCACCTATTGTATTGCTTTGTGTTCTTAATTCTGCCCTACTATCTATTACTTCTTTTGGTGCAGCTTCTTTGCTATCCATTTGCCTAATAACAACCCAATCTGTTCTTTGCAATTCGCCTCCTATAATAGATTTTAAATTGTCTATTTTTTGTGTTTTTAGTTCTGCTAAAGTTTGAGTAATAACCCTATCAATAACATCGTATGTATAAACATCTCCAACTAATTTAATAGCAGACAACTCTTCTATTCTTGAATCGTAAGTAGGCGTTACAACATCCAAAAAACCAAAGCCTTCTTTAATGTTAAAATGCGTACCGTTTTCATCAGTCCAAACACTTGGTATTTTACTAAATGTTTTTATTTCTCCGTTTAAGTTTATTGCTACCATATTAAATAGATTTTGAGATTGAATACCAGTATTGACTTGCACCAGTTACTACTATTTGTATTAAATTAGAAACAGTACCATCGTAAACACCAGCAACCGTTGTACCAGCGGGAAGTGTTAAAGCAAAATCTCCAGTAATAACTAAATCCTTAACCATTCCAATATTAGCGTTAGTAAATGTTAAAGTAGTGTCAGCCGTTAAAGTTTTTGTAAATACTTGGGCGCTTGCAAAATCTACCTCTGTGGTTAAAGCTGCACTTGTTTTAAATTCGGTTCCTATTTTTGCGTATGTTACCGAATCGTCGGCAACCGCCACATAAATCCACTCGGTTAAGGTTCCGTCTGAAGCTAAGACCTGCCCGGCGGTTCCTAAGTTTCCAGCACTATCTTTAATGCCGCCTAATGCTTTAAAATCGCCTTCTATTGTTATATTTCCGTTCGTGTCAAAAGCAACCCCCGAAGAATTACCTAAACCGTCGGTTAATAATTTTGGCGTTGATGTTAAAGCGCTGTCGTCTGTTGTTTTAAGTAAGCCGTCGTAAGTACTTGAAATTGTTTTGCCCGTTAATGAAGCCATATTTTTATTTTTATGTTACAAAGATAATAAACTAAAGACTATTTTTTTATCAAAACAAAATTAAGCAAAACAGAAAATGCCGCCGTAACAATTAACCAAAGAGGCGTTTTATATCTTACAATCTCAATAGCTTGTTTTTCGGTGCTTTTTACTATTGTGCTTTTGTATTTCTTTTCAATACTTTGCACTATGCTATCTAAGTTAATTTTAGCCGTTATAGTGTTGTTTTTGCCCTCTATTGTTATGTTACCTTGTGCGGTCACTAATCGCTGTTTAAAAGGCTTTAAAATGCCTAATGTATCGCATGGGCTTTCTATTAAAAAACTATCTCGAACCGCTTTAAAAATATAGCGGTCTTTTGTTATAATAATTGTATCGTTTTTTACAATTTCTTTTGTTTGTTTTGTGGTTTTTTTTGCCGCACAACTGAGAAATAAAAGTAAAAATATTAAACTAAAGTATTTCATTTTTTTTGGGTTTGCTTTTTATCTCTAAATTAAAGCCTTTGGGCGCCAATTTAAGCAGATTTTTAATGGTTTTAACGCTATTGGTTACGTCTTTGTATCCATCGCCATTAATATCAGTTAATTTTTCGCCTAATAATATACAACCCTTAATTTGAAAATGGTAATTTCCCGGGTGAATCAATATAAAAGTTCTATTTTTCACGTCTAAAACATGGTAATGGTTTCCGTATTGGGCGCTCTGCCTATTAACAACCTTATATTTTCCTTCTGGAATACAACTTTTTTGACTTTTATTTTTTAGCCAAGGCAACTCTAAATTCTTACAACTAAAAACTTTTTTGTCGTTATTATCAAACAATTCAAATGATCCGGTAACTTGCAAATCTTGGAAATTTTCTCTAGTAAGTATGGCTTTCATTTTCTAAAATTTTTTATCTTTATTGTTTTTTAAATTAATTTATATGCTTTTATTTCTTATATATACATAATTGTACTAAATAAGCTAAAATTTTTTATCTTTATTGTTTTTTATTAATGACCTCAAACCGTCAATGATAGTATCTGGAGCAAATAAAAAACCAATTCCTACGATTAATAGTATTGCAAATTGAAACACCTTACTATCTTCTACAATAAAAATATAAGTAATTCCAGCCCCTATAATTAAGAGGCCCAATAGCGTGGTTTTCCAACTTGCAACTAAGTTTTTCATTTCTTATTTTTATACATTAAATACCATTTGTGGGCTGTGTAGCCAATAGCAACCGACGTTAATACTATTTTTAGCAATAAATCTATTTGCATAAAATTAAAACCTAATGTTATAACATTAATAAAAGCAATTTTTAAGTCAGTTGTAGTCATTTTTATAAAATTAAATAGGCTGAACCTTGTTTGAAAGTTCTAATATTGCCCTATAATATGTATGGTCTTTTAAATCTTCTTCTAAATAAGTAATCCCTTCATTTTCGCTAGTGTAAACTTTAAAACCGTCGGCATTTAAATCAAAATACCCTTCGGATCGTGTTCTAACTAAAGCTAAAATAGCGCTCATTGCTAAATTACTATCCAATTCACCGCCATTGCTTCCTACAAACTTAGTAACCACCTCTATGCGGGTTAAAACTTGCATCGTTAAGCTAGTTTGGTTTTGATCTGTTTCGTTATTAGAAACGCTGTACACTATAATATAAGGCGTAACCGCATTGCTAGGAACCCTATTGTAAATTTGTAAAGAAGAACCATTCAAAACAATCTGCCCGGTTAATTTTGCGATAATCGCCTTTCTAACAAAATGAATACACTCTAACATTACCTTAAAAGTTTTTTAATTTTGTTTTCTATTTTTTCTAGTCCTTTTGACAATCCTATTCTTGCGCTACTAAATAAAAACGGCCTTGCTGGCAGGTTTACTGATCTTAAATCTTTGCCCCTAAACCTTTCTGCATAAGATGTTGGTATTCCCAATTCTATTAAATCGCTAAAATTTCTCTTGCCTCCGGTTCCAAACTCAACATAAGGCGCGTAAGGAGCCTTTGCTACAATCGCTAATGTTTTGCCTTTGGCTTCTACTGTAATATTTTGTTTTAAATTTCCAGTATCTACTACGACGCTTTGTTTAGCTATTCTAGCAACATCAAAGGCAATAGAAGCCACTTCTTTAGACAATTCCTTTTCGCTAAGTATTTTTAACTTAGTAATCTTAGAATTTAATCGTGCTAAATCAGCGCTAACTATCCTGGCTCCTATCATTAATCTATTTTTGTAGCTATTAATTGAGTATAAAATGCCAAATCTGTTTCAAACTTATCATTTATGCGGTAAATTTCCGTTTGGCCCTCTAAAACAAATGTATCGCCAAGGTTAATATTATCGGCAGTCAATTTGCGCATGGTTATTGTAACCTCGGTGCTAAGTGTTCTTTTTCCGTTTATTTGGCTTATTTCGCCGCTTATTGGAACGAAATTACACCAATAAGTGTTTGTTGATGCTATCGTGTTGTTAAAGCCACCATAACCATCTGAAACGCTTGTGTAGGTGCTTACCGTTATCCGTATATCTAATTTCCCGGATTGCATTAAATAAACATCATTTTATAAGAAGTTAATAAACTTTTAACGTCTGTTTTAACCGCCGAAACAATTGTGCCGGTTACATAGTCGGCCCTATTGTCGTAAAGAGTGCTTACAAGCTGTAATAAGGCTTGTTTAATAAGGCCGTCATTAATTCCGGTAGTTATGTACGTTGCTTTTACTTCTAAAGCAGGGCCGCCATTTAATTGAATACTTAAATCGTCTAAACCTAATTCTTGAAAAGTAACCTCAACACCTTCAGCGGTAACACTTGAAACGCTTGTTACCGGGGCAAAAGGCAGATCAAATAAACCGGAAGATTTTGGCAAATAATAAGTTCTGTTTTTTGAAACAATATCTCGCGAAATATAGTTTTCGCAAAAGATACGAGATTGAATAATCATGTCAGCAATCAAATCATCGTCGGCAGACGTATCTATTCGAACATAGTTCTTTACGTCGGATAAACTTATTATTTCGGTTCCTATTGTGGAATTAATTTTAATCTGGCGCATTTATTTTTTTTTAGTGCTTCTGTTTTTAGGCGATTTATGTTCTTTTGTTTCAAAAGAAGCCTTTTCATGCTTTATTGTTTGCTTTTCTTCTGGCTTTTCAGCCACTCCAACGGCTAAATAATGCTTTGCAATATCAGGATTTACCTCTACTATTGTACCTCGTATATGCGTCTGCCTTCCATCTACAACGCTTTTTAACATTAACACTTTCATAACAATTTGTTTTAGTTATTTGTGTAAAGATAAAAAAAAAGGTGCTACTAATTAAAGTAACACCTTTTTAAACCAAAACCATTATGAAATTTAAACTTAGTAAAGATATAAAAAAAAATACACCCTCAACACAAAGGTGTATTTTTCCATTTCAAACACTAACTAAACTATTTCTTTTTATAGTCGCTATAAACATTTAACCCAGATACGCCAACCATCAATAACATGACAACAAAAGCGTATGTATTCCAATTAATAAAGGTATTTACTACCCATACTGATAGCACCATTAAAAACAATATAATATTTCCAATTTTTTGTGTTTTCATAAATTTTATTTTTTATAAGTTACATAAATATAACAAAAAGTAAGCAATAAAATTGCAAATCCAATTCCGTAAATCATCTCAAAAGTTTCTTTTTCCATTAAAAAAAATCGTTTAGTTTTATTAATCCGTATCGCTCAATTTCATCAATTGCGCTTTGCTCTAATATACTCATAATTGCAACATCTCCAGCGTAAATTTCCATCACTTCAAAGGTGCTAGGCTCTGGCGCTTCTTCATAGCCTCCAAGTGTTCCTTTTATATATTCTCCTTCGGCTATTAAATTTACACCGCCGTATTCAATCTTAATTCTTCTAATGTTTGACATCTTTGTACGTTACTTCAATGTTATTAATTAATTTCTTTTTAAATTCTACTAATTTTTTTTGCAAAATTATGTTTTGACCAATATTTGCATGATCTATAATATTTTCTAAGTCGGCTATAAGTTCTTTCATTTTAATTTTAACATTTACAACATTCTTTTTTTGGAATAAATAACGCGCCATCTTTATAGCTGAAAGTCAATGCCAATGTAAACACAATAATTATTATAATGGCGTAATGTGTTGTTTGTTTCATAATATTTGGTTTTTAATCTTATGCTAATTTAAAATAAATTTTTAATATACCAAAGAAAATAAAAGAAAATTTTAATATTAATTTTTAAGCATAAAAAAGCCCCACCAATTTGGCAGGGCTTAATTTGTAAAAAAACTATTGTTTAGGCTGGCGTAATCGCGGTAATATCGGTTGCGAAATCACCAGTTACAAAGCCTTTAGGTAAGTAATTAGTTAAAGCAACCCTTTCAGATACCAATACCGTCACGAAACCTTTAGTTACGTTGTCGCTATCTTCTCTAAAAAATTCAACACTAATATTTTCACGAACCCATAATTGAGTTCCCATTGCAAAGTTTCCAACTAAGTAGTCGCCCGTAGGAATAGCTGTATTTATTACAACTGGAATACCCATAAAATTAGGCGCTAATCCGGTATAAACTTGCTTTGCCAAATACTCGCTAGTCGTAGATTTTAAAAGTAAAATCTTGTGAAAATCCGTTGGATTTAGCATGATATAATCGGCGGTGTAATTTGCCAATGCTAATTGGTTAATCGCAACAACCAAAACATCAAATTGATTAGGTGTTGGAACCGCAGTTGCAAAACCACCCGCAGCAAATGCCGTTGCATCTGTTATGATACCGGATAAATTTACACCCGTTCCAGAACCTGAAAGAATCTGAGTATCTTCAACTTCCAATAACTTCTGCGGCGCTCTGGCAGATAGATAGGAAGTTAATTGAGGCGTGTCTGCTAACATTTCTTTAGAAATTCTAAAGTAAGTTTCAATAGACCTTACATTGGCATCTGCCGCCGTCATGTCAAATTCAGATTGAGCCGCTGCGGCCCCTTGTGCTTTTGGAGCAGCCGCGTTTGTAAAAGCGCTTTCTTTTACGAATCTTACAACATCTGATGTTGTGGATCCTAAAGGAATTAATTGCCTTACGTGTACGGGTCTTGTTGGGTCAAACTTGTACCCGGCCACTCTATCGGCTGGAATAACCTCACCGGTAAAATTAGCGGCTACCGTCATATCTGCCTTGATTTCAAAACTTGCACTTCGGTCTTTGCCTTTTACCATGCCTTCAACGGCTCCATCGCTTAACGCTTTGGCTAAAGCATATTTAAAAGACTTAGGTTCTGAGGCTGAAAAGTTTTTTTTCATTGAAACTTCAGAGGCGTCTATTCTTTCATTTATTCCATTGAATTTTAGCTCTAAAGCCGCAATTTCATTTTTTAAAGCAACGTCAGCTTCACCCGTTGCCGAATCTTTAGCTTGGCCCACTGCCTTTTCAATACGCGCATCTAATTGCGCTGTAATTTGATCCATTTGATCTTTAATATTTTGATCCATTTTATTTATTTGTTAAGTTATTAATTAAATATTTCCATATTTCGCTTTCGTCATTTTTTACAATTTCCGGCAAAGTGCCTAATGGCGGCTTTGTGGCATTTACAAAAAGTGATTTAAGTTTATAAAGTTCTGCTTCTAATGCGTAACCTAATTCATCTGAGATGTCAGACTTTCTAATTAGTTTCGCTACGTTATCGTATTTTAAAGATATTTTTTCTAAATCAACATTGCCTTTAGCGTCTAACATAAGGGCTTGATCATTTGCGGCTAATGTAACGGCGCTAATTTCAAAAAGTTTAACTTCCCTAATCTCACGTAAACCGTTTGCCATAGTGGCCTTATTTATCGGCAATATACCAACGCTATTTTCTGTAATTACACCTGCCTTTATTAGCTGCATAACATCTTTTCCCAATGTTGTTAAAGGGATTTGAGCCTCAAAGACCAATCCCTTTTCATCTTCAAAAAGATTTAGCATCTTACCTAAAGGCATATCCATGTTATGTTGATATAAATACTTAACGCGACTGCCATTTTCTTTTATGGTCTTTGAGTAAGCGCCATTTAAGATAATATCACCATCTGAATCTACGTTGCCAAACACCGAACCGTAACCTTTAATAATGCCGCTTTTATCGTCTGCATCAATAAGTTCACCCATTGGCGCTGCTTTATATAACATCATAATTGTAAATTTTTGTAAAGATAATCTATTTTTAATTTAATTTTTAAGCCAATCCAAAACCTACATTTTCAAAAGTTCCTATTGTATCTGCTTCAGGCTTTGGAAACGGGGCCATTGAACAACGGCAGTTAA